AGTCGTTGGCCCTACAGTGTGACCTCCCGAAGAGGTTACGTACGGCACGCCTGACGTTTGATATGCGGGAACAAAATTTGGTCCAGCTGATGTATTTTTCATGAATCATCCCAGTCTAAAATTTCATTAAAAATTCTATCGATTCTATCAGTTCTAGTAAAAACCTGATTTAATTCTTGTCTTATCTTTCCTTCACTCATCATGAATGCCCCCGGTGTTGAAGGTTCAGAGACCATATCGAAACAGATTAACTGAAAATCCTCCTGAACAATCTGATTTTCACCCTGCTGCTTGGTTGATCCTACCCCTCGAGAAGATATTCCTAATGTCACATTAGCATTGACAAGCTCTTGTAAGACCTTGCCGGTGGGAGTGTCCAGAAGCTCTATCGTTCCATAGACAACATCTCCATCCATATATGCATCACGAACTATATGAGATACACTCTTGAGCTCAACAACAGATGTCTCTGGATGATCACATTCACCTAAGGCCCTATTCTCTCGAATAAACTTTTGATAGTTTTTAATCTCCCTCTCTAGTATGGCCCTAGGGTATATTCTTCCATTCTGATTAAGGGTGTCTGATTTTTGCAACGGTCCCTTTAGAAAAATCTTGCCTGAATTTTTCGTCTTAGATTCATTTATCTGCTCAGGAGTATACGCGAGAGGCATCCACTCAGTTAATAATTTTCTATTTGAATCACTCATTCTGCCTCCAGAATCTCATTTTTTAATTGAGAAACTGTTAAAAATTTTGAAATGACAACATCGTTAATTTTTTCTAAATTAACATCAGTGACTTTTTCTTTAACTACATTGATCTTTTCAAGAAGTATCTGGTTTTCTGTTTCTGATTTTAGATCATCTAGGTTTTTGACTGTTAGCCTTCTAAGATTTTCAAGCATCACTTTAATCTTTTCTCCGCTATCTTCAACAATTGAAAACACGTAGGTTTTAATAATTTCTTTTTGCTCAGGGTTAAGTCTTTTACCATATTTGTTATTAAATTTTTCCATCATCAGCTTAACAACTAAATCGTCAGCATTGGGAGAATTTTGATTCTCAAGATGATTAACTCTCTTTTCTTCAAGCAATCTTTCAACAACCTTGCTTTCATATTGAATCACTCTAGAAAGACTAGAGTTATCATTTTTTCGCCAGTCGTTTAAGAGAGTTTGAATTGTTGCATAGATCTTATACTCGGGAACTCTTTGATGATAAAAACCCACATCATTTATTTGATAATTGATATCTTTAATCAATAGATGCTTATCCCTCTCCAATGCTTTCTCATCACATCTTCGAGCAGCTGCCTTAGCCTCTGAAAGTATTCCTGCTGCAATTGAAGTATTGCTCACCGTGGAATTAGCCAGAGCATTAAAAAGCCTAAACTCCTTATAAAGCTCACACTCAGGAGAGAATCTTTTTTCCAAAATGTCAAGAGCGACCTGGGCTTTCTCTCTATTTTCAGATACGAGAGACGATGAGACATATCGCAAAAGCAGCTCATAAATTATTCCTACATTTCTCTTTTTGTTATGAGATTTTGTCATTTATCCTTCTCACTATCTGATTTATCCTTCTCACTATCTGATTCGACAAGAATTTTATTCCTTGGAATACTTATTCTTCTCTCAAGATATTTTAAGCTTGACTTTAGCTCTCCGGTCATTTTTGCCTGTTGGCGTATTTTTTTATCTAAAAAGCCATTGATAAAATTTTCGTCTTTATCATTATACTCACCTTCAGCGGTAAGCTTTCCAAGAGAGTTCAGATCATATGAAAGATTTTTCATACCTGTCGGATCTCCGCTCACAGACCCAGCTGGTCCGGTATCCTCTTGGGGCCTAATTCCTGTATTTTTCCACGGCCTTTTCTTTCTACGCCGTTTTCTATTATAGAGCGCTCTTTCGAGCTCAGTGTCATCATCAGCTTCTCTTTCCTCTTGCGACTCTCCCAGCGTTAAGAATTTATCTACTCTATTTTGTGCCCTTATGGGTGATGACTCATCACTGATTGACATTACGACAAAATCCTCTTCATCAAGACTTTCTTTCTCGCCAGCTAGTAGAGAAAGATTCTGATTGTTTCTGATATCTGACGCCGCTATTGGAGGAGCTTCTTCATCCCCTCCTATCGCAGGTGGCGCTTCCAGGCCGCCCATCTCTTCGCCGCCTCCAGCTAGATCAAGTCCAGGGAGTTCTCCTTCAGCAACAGGTAAGCTTGCCGATTCAATCTCTAAATCTGAAATTCTATCTTCAAATCGACCCTCTTTTATCACCTCAATTTCATCATCAGTCAGCCCTAGGACATTCTTTCTCACCCACTCCTTATCAACGATCCCTTCGGGCACTGTTCCAGCTATCTCAAATCTAGTTCTAAATAATTCTAACTTTTGCTGCTGTGCAATTGTTGAAGGGTTAGAAAGTTGTAAATCAAAATCAAGTAAATCCTCTCCTTCAAATCCATTGGAAAATAAGTGAATTATAGCGATCTTATTTAATTCTGCAACTATCGTCCTTTGAATTCTATTTATCGTTCGAGAAAATCGAATGTCTTCCTGAGAGAGTGTGGCTTTTGCTCCGAGTCCCTCGTCATACCCTAGATATGCCTTTGGAATCTTCAAAGCAGCAAAAAGTTTAGCCTGAATGTATTCCACATCCTCGATAGCAGTTGTATTTTGACCTCCTGCTAGCGTTTCAATTTTGGTACCTTGTTCGGACCCTCTAACAGGAAGATAGTAATCTTCATCGACGCTAAGCGGATTATACCTGAGGTCTACCCGACCGGTATCTGAATCAACCACTTGACTTCTTTTTAGAGATGTTTGAACCTGCTCCATGTAGGCGGGAATATCCTCTGGAGGAACGTTTCCTACGTCAACATAAAATACTCTTCTCTCTGGAGATCTAATAACTCGATATACGAGCATTGCATCCTCTATTAGAATTAGCTGTCTCCAGATTCTACGAGCTGCCTCTAGCACTGACGAGCCGTACGGAAGAAAGGCATCATTTCCAAGCAACCTAAAGTGGGCCACCTGCCAGTTTTCTAAAACCTGATTGCCTTGTGTTACCCAGCGGAATCTCACTGCTAGCGGATCATCTGGATCAAATCCCTCTTCTCTCTCAACCTCGTTTACAGGCATGGGATAGGCATTGATTACTCCAAATTCTGGTGACACATCATTGAACAGAAAAAAGTCTCCATACTTACAAAGGTTTCTTACCCACCCAGAAAGATTAAACTCAACATTAAGAGTATCAAAAAATAAATCTTCTAGAAGAGCCTCAATTTTAGGATTCTCAGAGTGAATGTGTAAGACTCTTCCCTTTTCATCAGTCGCAACCGATTCTTCAGAGTAGATATCAAGACCACTAGAAATCTCAGGTGTGTATTCCATTTCTGAAAAATCTGAATATCTGGCCATTCTATCGTATGTGCCATACGCACTCATTGCTGTGCTATAGACGTGACTCTGTGTCTTCTTAAAGACTTCAAAAGCAGACGAGGTGGCCTTCTTACCATCGAACTGCTTGACCCTTCTCTTGATTACAGGTCCGCTTCTAAACAAGAGGGTTAATCTACGAAAAAGACCATCGCTAGATTCTGCCATTAATTACTCCGCTAACATCATAACACTTCATTAGGCAAACATAAATTACTTAATCAGCCAGTCAAATTCTTTTGAAATCGCCAACCTGTCATCCCACTTAGAGTTTCCAGTAGAAGAGGACTTTGGTCGGTTAGAATTTCTTGGATCCTCAAAATTGCTCATGCGAGCCCGTCGGTCACCCACAGTATTAGATACGCCACTATAATTATTTCTTTCAACTTTTATTGACTTAAGCATCGCATCAGTTAGTGCTCTACTGTCTTTTCCAATTCCGTCTGCTGTATCAAAAATCCAAATACCTATCGCTAAGCTCATCACCAGATCATCATTATATCCCTTCATGGCCTGAGCTCTGTTTCCCTTCCAGATGAAGGTCTTGACCTCCTCATGAAATCTTGAAGAGTAGATTTTAATCTGTTTATTTCTAATGATCTCTTCAAGCTTAGTTAAAATTAAACCCCTGCTTTTTCCACTAGTGGTAAAGCCTGCATTGCTTGTGTCGCTTGGGGGAACATAGTTTCCCAAATACACTCCTTTTCTTTTAGGATAATACAAGTTTGGGTATTGCAGTTCTTTGAGCTTTAAAATTGTTGCATATCCGTAGCTGTTATTTTCTGGACACAAAAGTGCATTATTATACTTTGTTCCGACCTCATGCAACATCTCAGCAAATCTATCAGGTTGAATTTTCCCCTTATACTCTGCGACTATTTCGCTATCATCAATATTAATTACGTGAAAGGCAGAGTAATCTTTTGAATCTCCCCTAGAGATATCTGCAGAGATGATGTAATTATTGCCAGATATCGGCTTAGACCACACCCATATGTTTTTATCGAATCCCCACCTGTCAATCGGGGATCGTATATTTGAATAAAGCCATCCTAGTTCATCATTGGTAATAAACGTATCTCCAGAAGAAGCAAAGTCACATAAAAATTCCTGCGAAACCTGTCGTTTTGAAAAGTTGTTACTTTCATGCTCAAACCAGGCCTGATCTCTCTCCGGGTGAACATTCCAGGGTAATTTTATTGGCTTAAATTCGTTTAAATTTGCCTCAGCATCAGTATAAAGCTTATAATACTGACCACCGACACCGTTTGGTGTTGACAAAAGGATCGCACGACCTCCCGTTGACAACGTAGGATAAAGACCCATCCAGAGTTCATCAAAATTTCTAACGAAAGCAGCTTCATCAACAATCAAAAGAGACAATGCTTCGGATCGCCCAGCATCCTCTGAAGTTGGTATCGCTTTTATAGATGATCCGTGACTAAATTCAACTAACTGTTTATTATTTGTTGTTACTGTGGGTAACATTAACCATGGTGGCAAGCTTCTTAGAATAGTTTTTACCTTTCTAATAAAATTTTGAGCCACACTTAGCTTTGTAGCAATAATGAGAACATTTTTATCTTTTTGAAAAAGAACCATCCACGTGGCAAACGCAGCTACAAGAGTAGACATCCCTAACTGTCTTGATTTTAAAATTATAGAGAATCGATTTTCTATAAACATTTCAACACATTCATCTTGAAATGGAAATGTATCAAAAGCAATCAACCCTTTTACTGGGTGTTGAATCTTGCAATAGTTTTTAAAAAAGTAAATGGGATCTTTTCCACATTTTACAATTTCTTTAATCTGTCTGGCCTTGTTTTGAATTGCCATTATGTCACGTCAAAAGTTGTTACTCTTCTGTAGTAGGCAATCCTCTTGGGAGAAAATGGTGACGCTGTTATCATCTCTAGACTATCATTTGTTCCCAGCTGCTTAACCTTTAAGGTCCTACCTGCACTTTCTTTAAAGTCAGCTCGACACTTTTTCATAAAGTCGTCAGTTAGCTTAACAGACTCATCTGCATGTCTATCGAGCTGCTCTCTATCGTGATATCCTTCTGGTAAGGTTACAATTGTGGTATACTGAACATTAAGAACCTTTCCTGACATGATGCCTCTTATGGACATCGAGGGAGAGACTTTTGTTGACCACTCACCCCAGGTGTCATTTAAAATCTGTCCAATCGCATTGAT